GCTGCTCAACGCACCCGATGCCGTCCAAGTGCCGCTCACATGGCCGCTCGTTGGCGTGTGGTTCATGCCCGTCACTCCCGCCGTGTTCACCAGCATATTGCCCTCAATGGCTTTGAACAGGGACACATTATCGGTGAACAACCCGACCTCGTAGGTGACGGTTCCCTTCGTCTTGCTCATTGATAGCAACTGCAGCACTCCGCTGAACACTTGGACCCCATCCTCCCACATGGCGGCACGAATCCGCTTGTTCGGTTGGAATCCCCCCACGAAGGATTGGATATTGTAGGCGTAGGCAAAGCAGGCCCGATTCGTCGGGGTGTTGGGCAGGGTGATGGTTTTGCTGAACGACCCACGCTGCTTGGTCACATCCTCAATGTCGCCAATGGAATAGGTGACCGCAATGTCCGTCCCGCCCATTGTGTCAAGCACATAGGCGAGTTCGGGCATCCCGTTCAGCCCCGCAAAGCGTAGGTACAGGCAGTCAAAGCAGGCCGCTTCAACCGCATCCGCTCCATCAGCAGTCGCACGGGTGTTGAAGTTGTTCCACGCCGTTAAGTCGTCGATGAAGGTTGCCGTCGGGTAGGCTATGAGGGTTACGCTCATAGGATTGAGTTGTCGTAGGCCACCGCAACCTCAATCTGCAACTGCGTGAGGCGGTCGTTGCGTCTGGTTACAAATTGATACTGGTTGGCATTCACCACCGCTTCCACAAGGGTTCCACCAAGTTCGAGCCATACATACCCGCTCCGTACCATTTCAATCAGCCATTCGGATTCTGCATCCGTTAGCCAATCGCTATTCAAAGCGTACACATAGTCAAACGACCCCGCCCAAACCTTGTTGTAGGTGGTCGTTGCGTACACATCCGAGTTGTACCCAAAGACCTCCCGCTGGATGTTGGCCCGCTTCCTGTTCTTCATGGTGAAGGTGTAGGAATCAATCCCGCCGTACTTGTTGACGAAGTGAACGGGGATGGAATCAAACCGCTGGCAGGGGCCGAAAGTGAAGGTGGTCTGCACCGAGCCAAGCCCCGCATTCCCCAAGAACTGCACCGTGTAGGAATCGCCCTCAACCGCTCCGCTCAATGCAGAAATAGTTCCCGAAAGGTTTGCAGGTCCACAGGCAAAACGCTGAATGTTGAAATCCGTGGTTCCCGATAGGCTGGGGCTTACGGCAAAGTTGTAATCGACCCCCTTGTAAGCCACTTGGGCCGATACAAGGAATGTGTCGTTGGCCGATACGGTTGTGTACTTGGTCCCGTTGATGGCAAGGAAATTCCTGCCCCCGTGGTACACCGTGAAGGCCGTGGGGGTTGTAAGCGGTCGGACGGAGTTGAAACTGCTACCTATGCGGAAGTATGGGTTCAAACTCCATGTCGCAAGTTCCAACTGCTCCAGGTTCCCCGCAAAGGCCATTACCCCGCTGACCGTTGTGGTTGCTCCAGTCACAACGGGCGTGTTCCCATACTCCTGCGTGAAGTCCAACCGATAGCCCGAATAGAACCCCGAATGGTCCACGAATCCCGTCTGCGTGAGTGATGGGGCGGTCGGGGCTACCAATGTCTCAACCACCTTCTGCACATCAAAGAATCCGAAGTTGGTGGTCGGTAGTTTGTCGCATTTCAGCCGTGCCAGCGTCGTGCCTGCGGGGTTCTTGACATCGCAGACATAGCGGTAATTAGGCTGGGCAATCAGCGAGCCGCTGACCTTGTAGAGCATCTTGTTGTAAACGGGGGTCGCTACGAGGGGCGACCCTGATAGTACGGTTATGGACATGGGTTATCGGGAAGTTGAAAGGCTGACCTGCTTGCCCAAGACCTCCGAAATAGTATTGACGAGCAAATCTATTTGTTCGGGAGTAAGGGCATTGGTGAGGAACTTGGTGGCGTATAGGCCACGCCTGCGGACAAAGTAGGTGATAGACCTTGCGTCTGCGAGTTTCTGCTCTTCAACGGTCCGCATGGCCTTCTTTTCACGGGAATAGGTTGGCGTGACCAAAATCCCTTTATCGGTAATCCAATCCGCAATGGCTTGGGTCATCGGGCCAACTTGGTCGCTCTTACCTCCACCCTTCTTCTTGAATGAGAATGGTGAGTTTGGCGCACGGGTTGAACTAACGGTCCCCCGCACACCTTGGTCCACGAATTTCCAGTAAGGGTTGGCAAGCAGGTTGACCGCAATCTTTTCGGCAGTCAAGGGGATAGGGTCAAAATCAAGGCTTGCGGATAGCGTTCCCTTGGCGTTCACATCCTTGCCGTCCTCCCGACCCGTGAGCAGGTTCTTTTGTGCAAGTTTGATGATATTCTTCAACCAATCAATCAGCACTTGCTGCCTTGGGTCAACGCCTCCACCTTTCGGGCCTACGGTTATACCAATGGCTTGAAGGTCGGCGATGTTGACTTCCTTCAAACTGCCGCTTCCAAACTTGGCGAGTACTTTGGTTTCCATGCTGGTAAATGTCCAGCCACGCAAATTGTGTCCTACCGCCTCCGCATCCGCTCCGCTTCCATCCGTTCCGCTTCCAAGATGTCGTGGATGAGTAGCGCATAGTTCAAGAACTCCACCGCCTTCATCGCAAAGATGGCCTCAAATTTCAGCACATCCTTGTTGGCCATCCTCCAAACCACCATCAGCCAACCGTAGCCAGCAAGCGGGTTGGTTATTGGCCCTGCATTCCCTTCGTCAGGTGCTTGGAATAGTCGCTCAAAACTTTCAAGTAGGATTCTGAACTTAGCAAAAAAAAACTGACCACCCCCCAAACATCGCCAATCTTGGCGTTTGCTTTGAGCAGTTCGGCCCGCTCTTGGTGGGATGCCCCGTCGTACTTCTTCGGGAACCATCCGAGGAGCCCGCCCTCCCTGCAAAGGGTCGCCATGATGCGGTGCAGGTTTTGGACGAGTTTCTTTTCGTCCGTCGTGTCGGTGTCCATGAGGTCTATTAGTTGGCCAGCGGTCAACTCGTCCGTGAACACCGTTGGAATCCACCACTTGCCACCCGCTTCGAACCGCCTCCTGTATGCCAAGGTGGGTAACTCGTTCCACTCTGCGATGATGGTCTTGTAGCGTTTTGTAAGCCCCTTGGCTGGCATTTCCCTTACGAGCGATACATCTACCCCCTCAACTATCGCCACGACGCCTGCACGCTTGTCGTAGTCCGTGAGGACGGGGCTGAACTCCAGCGCAGCGATGCGTTGGAACTGGTCGATGGTTAAGTCTTGGAGTTTCATAGCGGATAGTTGGTGTAATAGCCATAAATCGCATCCCCGACCATCAAGTTCAGTTCGGGGTATCTTGCGGCAACGATTTCGGGAGTAAGGTCGGGCTGATAGTGCGTTTCGTGAACATTCCCCTCCCATGCCCCCTGCTCGTACAGGTAAGGCACGGCAATCATGGCTCTTTTACTTCCGATTCGGTTTAGCAGGTCCCTTGCATCTTTGAGGGTTAGATGCTCAAACACATCGCCAAGAATCAAGTAGGTGTAGGGGCTGATGTCAAAATCCCGAATGTCAGCAATAAATAGTTCCTTGTATTTGGCCCGAAGGTTAAACCGCTGAACATACGGCTCGTAAATCTCAACCCCGTCCATCGCTATTTCGGGCAGTAGTTCCGCATAAGTCCCGCATCCAACCCCTATGTCAAGCACCTTGTCATCAGGTCGCAGGACTGACCGAATATGTTCGGCGATTCGGTTCTTGTAGAATGGGTGCGAGTATGGCATGGTCAAAAAATATTTAAACCATCCGCAATCTTCTTAGCGGTGCTGGCGTGGTTGGCTTTGTCAAGGTACTGCCTAAACTCCCAGTCAGCATTCAAATCGTCAGCGGTCAGGTAGTAGGGAAGATGCCTGCACTCGTAAGGTGCGACCATCCTTGCCCCTCCAATGACCACCCGCTGATAGCGTTGGTGATGGTAGAAGGCAAAGGTCGTGTCAACGGGTGCAAGTTGCAGGTCGTTGAAGTAGGGTTGGTTCTTGTAGCGCAGTTCGGCCTGCTGGAAGAACAGGGCATCGGCAGGAACATCGTCCGTACAAATCCCAAGGCCGATTTTGTCCTTGACCGAAAACCTAACCCCGTTAAACGGGTCGCCTTCCTCCTGTTCGTACATATAAGATTTTTCGGGCAGGTCATACCAAAGTTCCCGCATACGCAGGAGCGTGTCATCGGGTAAGGCCGAAAGGTCAAGGTCGGGGTCCGTGACGATGTAGTCAGGGTAGCCCATGTCAAACAACTGCTGCGGGATTTGGGCCTGCCATGCTACGAGGTGACCGAAGTTGCCCCCCGTTCGGATGACTGCGACCTCGTTGGCTTCCAGTTTCAACTGCTCGTACCATTCAAGCGTTGGGCCGTAGGTGGAATCGTTGTCCACGATTAGAATGGGTCCAACGCCTGGCATCCGCATCAGTTTTTTGACCATCGCCTTCGGCCAAGTGTAGAGGTTGAAGTTGGTAATGATGACGGGGATTTTGGCCATGGCTAAAATGTGATGACAAATTTATCGGGTGCAGGCCATCCCTTGCAGGAGTTATAGACGGTCATTCCTTCACGCTTGCCTATCCAATGCTCGGCCTGCCAGCGGTGTTCCCTTACGGGTTCGCCGAGTTCCCGAATGTGGGACGACTTAGCCCACCAAAAAGTCCCCGCAAAGTAGGGATATCCGTCGGGGTTGTTGTGGTCAGCGATTTGTGGAAACTCTTCTTTGGTCAGCCAATAGGCTCCAACGCAGTCCACATTGGCGAGTTCTGCGATGGCCCGCTCCCATGCGACGATATTGAAGAACACCATGGACCTGCACCAAAGTTGGTTGATGAGGGATGGGTCGGAACTGCCCTTGGTGTGAGCGTACAGGTAGGCCGCATCCTCGGTTTGGCTCGCTCGGTACATCTCGGTCAGCGTGGCTTGCTCCCAAGCGTTGGTTCGGGTCACAACTATTCTAATCTTTGCCGCCACGAGCGAGTTGTCTAGGATTTCCTTGACTGCCTTCCGCTGGTCGGGTGGGCCGACGATGCCGACCCGAATCTCGTCCAACTGTTCAATCAAGCCGTAGTTGCAGAGGGCCATCATGTGTTGGTGCATGATTAACTGCCATTGCCCGCCTCCGCCGCAGTAAATGTGGTAGTAGTGGATGAGTTTCATTGAGTGAATAGGAGGGTTAAGATGCAGCCGATGAAGACCAAGGCCAGCACGACCCGACCGACGGCCAAGGCGAGGTCAAGGATGGATTCGAGGTTCATGCCCCAAAGTTAAACCACAAGATACTTCCCCGAGTTGCTGACGGCCAATTTGTTGAGGGCCACATAGCGGAGCGCATCGCAGGCGTGGTTGTACGAATCAATCGGGACCCCCGTATCCTTCCCGTCCTTATCGGTCGCCCAAGTGTACGAGCGGAGTTCCTTGATCAGGTTGGTGCTATCCTTGGTCACATGAAGGTTGAACCGCTTCACGATGTCAATCCCCTGCCTGACGCTATCGGGTCCCTTGGATGCGGGCTTGATGTTGAATCCGAGGCGGTAGATTTCCTCGATGGACTTCGGCTCTGCTGAATCGGCCACGATTTCCCAAGCCCTTGTGATGCCGAACTCTTTCAGTCGGGTGGCGATGTCCGAGTTGGTGAGGCCACGGTTGTACAGGAGTTCATGCACAAACAAGTCATCCCCCCTGCGGTACACGGCGACCAAGGCTGTAGGGTCGTT